GTCAACCCCGCCCTGCAGGAATGCGATGCCGGCACGATTCTGGCCGGTGCCCTGCTGGGTGAAAGCCTGAACCTCAGCCCGTCCCCTCAGCTGGGGCAGTACTACCTCGTGCCTTTCAAGCAGAAAGCCAAGTATGACCGCAACAACAGGCTGATCCGCCCGGAGAGTGTCACGGCACAATTTGTTCTGGGCTATAAGGGCTACATCCAGCTGGCCTTACGCAGCGGCCAGTACAAGGATCTGGATGTTATGGTCATCAAGCAGGGCGAGTACCTCGGCAAAGACCCGGAAACCGGAAAAGCCAAATTCCAGTTCGTCGAGGATGACGATCAGCGTGACGCGTTGCCCACGGTTGGGTATATGGCCTACTTTGAGTACCTCAACGGCTTCCGCAAGGTGTTGTATTGGTCGAAAGAGAAAATGATGACCCATGCCGATACCTATTCCAAGGCTTTCAGCCGTAAGAACTACGAAGACCTGCTGGCTGGCAAAATCCCGGAGAGCGAAATGTGGAAGTATTCGTCCTTTTGGTATAAGTCGTTCGATGACATGGCAAAGAAAACCATGCTTCGACAGCTTATTTCTCGCTGGGGTGTTATGAGCATCGAGATGGCCAAAGCCTTTGAGAGCGACAACACCGTGTCTATGGTGGACGGCAATGGCGAAATCGTCACCGAGCCGGAACCGATGCCTGGTGCATCCGAACAGCCGGAACTGCATACCGGGAAGCCTGAGGTGGGCGATGGGCAGGCATTGCCCCATGTGGACATTGCTCAGAGTGAACCCACGACCGCCGAGCCGGTGGTTGACCTCAGCTCGTTATGATCGACTACAACATCATCGCAACTGGCAGTAAAGGCAATGCGGTGGTGATTGACCAAAAAATCCTGATTGACTGCGGCGTGTCTTTCAAGGCACTGTCAAAAGTATACCGGGCGTTGAAGCTGGTTCTGCTCACTCACATTCACAGTGACCACTTCCAGCCGACAACGCTCCGGCTTTTGGCAGAAAACCGCCCCACACTCCGCTTTGCGTGCTGTGCATGGCTGTGCAAGCCGCTGGTGGATGCAGGGGTGCCGGTCTCGCAGATTGATGTTCTGGAGCCGGGGCACATGTACGGATACGGCATCTGCAACGTCAGGCCTGATATGGTCAAGCACAATGTTCCGAACTGCGGGTGGAAAGTCTGGCTCCAGTCAGGAAAGCTGTTTTACTGCACAGACATGAACAATTTGAACGGAATCACGGCTCCAAACTATGACCTGTACATGGTGGAAGCCAACTATGCTGATGAGGAAATCCAGGCCAAAATTGCAGAGAAAAAGCTGAACGGCGAGTACATTTACGAGCTGGGCGTACTGCACAACCACATGAGCCTTGCCAAAATCAATGACTGGTTATACGCCAACATGGGGCAGAACAGCGCCTATATCTATATGCACTGCCATCAGGACAAGGAGGATACCACATGACCGGGCGGCTGGTGGACATGGCTTTTACCCTCAACGGGAAACAGCGGGTCACGCTGGAAATCAACGGCGACTTCCGGGAAATCTGGGACAGGCTCCATCAGGAGCCGGTTCTGGAAGTGGAAATCAAAAAGCACAGGGAAAAGCGCAGCCTGTCGGCAAATGCGTATTTCCATGTTCTGTGCAACAAGATTTCTGCGGAGACCGGCGAGAGCGAGGATGCCGTGAAGCGGCGGCTCGTGGTTTCGTATGGGGCGCTTGCCCGCGATAAGGACGGTAAGCCTGTTGGGCTGAAACTCCCGCCGACAGTAGACCCCAGCGACTTTTACCCCTATGTCCGGCTCTATGAAACCCGGCAGGAAAACGGAAAAGACTACTCCTGCTATTTTGTCTACAAGGAAAGCCACAAGATGGATTCAAAGGAATTTGCTCATCTTGTGGACGGTGCAATCGAAGAAGCCAAGGAACTGGGCATCCAGACGGATACCCCGGAACAGCTGGCTCGTTACAAAGAAGATTGGTCGAAATGACCGGAAAGGACAATCACGATGGAAATGGTTACTATTCCTCTGGAACAGTATCAGGAATTTCTTCAGATGCGGCTGGAACTGCACCTGATCTACACCAAGAGCAGCGAGGAGACGGCTTATGATACCGGCACCTATGTTGCAGACCTGAAGCGGATTCTGCACGCCGATATTTTTCCCGACCGCCATGAGCAGTGCCAGGCGGTGCCGCTGAAAGTGCCTGAGGTGATGCCCGATGCTGAACAGCTGTGATTTTCAGGGGCGGTTCGCCGCTGATCCTGAACTGCGGACCACCCAGACGGGAAAGCAGGTGGCAAGTTTCCGCATGGCGGTTGACCGGGACATGGTTGATGCCAACGGCCACCGCCCTACGGACTGGCTCACCTTTACCGCATGGGGCAAGACGGCGGAGTTCGTCAGCAAGTACTTCCGCAAGGGGAGCGCCGCTGTGGTTCATTCCCGCTGCCAGACGCGGCAGTATGAGGATAAGAACGGCAACAACCGCACGGCGATTGAGTTCGTGGTGGACAACATCTATTTTGCCGGGCCGAAGCAGGACAACCAGCAGGGGACCGTGGATGATGGCGGGACGAACCCGCCACCGGCAACCTATCGGAACCAGCAGCCGCAGCCCCAGCAGATGGGCTTCGCCACCCAGAGCCAGCGCCAGCAGTGGCAGGGGGCGGCCGATCATCCCGGCAATGTTCAGGTCAGCCAGAGCTTTTCTCAGGGCAGTGACGATGATTTCTCGGTTCTGGACGATGCCGATGATCTGCCGTTCTAAGGAGGTTCATTGATGGCAACTGGTAAACGGTATTACTGGATAAAGCTCAAAGATAGCTTCATGTCCTCGGACGAGATTGACTATCTTATGAGCCAGCCGGACGGTGCCAATTACGTTGTTCTCTATCAGATGTTATGTCTCAAGACTATCAACACGGGTGGTTGTCTGGTTTCTCAAATCGGAGAGATGCTCATTCCTTACGATGCTGAAAAAATCCAGCGGGAATGCAAATGGTTCTCTCTGGCAACTGTCCGTGTGGCCTTGAGCGTCTATAAACAGATTGGCCTGATTTTTGAAAGCCCTGACGGAATACTGACTATCTCCAACTATTCAGATATTGTTGGAAGCGAAACAGATTATTCGGCGCAAAAACGTCTCCAACGTGAGAATCGGCGCAGACAAATCCCTGTTAAAGGTGCAGATAACAACGAGGACAACAATGTGGACAATGTCCATACAGAGAAAGAGATAGAGAAAGATAAAGATAAAGAGATAGAGAACAGAGTAAGAGATAGAGATAACGGTAGTCCAGCTGTCGATGCCGGACTGGCGGAGATCATCGGCTCTTACGAGGAGAACATCGGCAGCTTCCCACCGGCTGCAAGGGATGCCCTGATGAGCTGGCGGGAGATTTTCGCGGATGACCTCATTCTGCTGGCCATCAAAAAAGCTGCTCTGTCCGGCGTTCGCAAGTGGAACTACATCAACGGCATTTTGAAGTCATGGAAAAACGAGGGCGTGAAAACCCTTGGTGATGTGCAAGCCCGCGACCAGCGGCGTAAACCCCCGGCGGGTCAGCAGCCAAAGCGTTCTGCTGCCGATGACTACGATGAAATTTTCGGAGAACTTTTAGGAGGCTCGACAACATGACCGATATGAAATTGCGTGAGCTGCTGGTGGTGATCGATGACCACTACGGCCGTGCCCGCAGCTTGGAGGAGCGCAGGGCTGACACGCAAATCTACATCCGGGCGTTTGGCACCATCCCGGACGAGATTGTGGAAAAAGCTCTGTATACGGCATTTACACAGTGCAGATTCCAGAACCAGCTGATTGTGGACTGGTGCGCTGAAATCAAAAAGCTGCTGTCAGCCCAGCAGCCCTCGGCAAATGACCTTTGGACGCAGGCTGCGGCAGCTGCCCGGAAAATCGAGGCAAATCTGTACTACCAGACCCACGGTGGATTCATTGCCCCCGATGGGCGCAAGCTGAAAGGCGAAGATTTCAAAAAGGAAAATGCGAAAATCTTCGCCGCCCTCCCGATGGTGGTGCAGCGATGGGCTGGCTCCCCGGCAGATCTGTCGGAGATTTTCAGCAGCCGCAGCAGTGCGGATCTGCGCCAGTTCGTCCGGCCGGGCTTCGACCGGGCTGTGCAGGATGCCCCGGTTGAGAGTTTGCAGCCCCCGGCTCTGCCCGGCGGCGCAGCCCCGGCACAGATTGGAGGTGGCACGACATGAGGTTGAAAAGACCATTCCGCAGCCTGATCGTGTGCGTTTCGTGTGCGATGGTTGGCTGCATCCTCGCAAGCACGGCCTACTCCCGGCGGGTGGACGAGTTGGAAATCGAGCGGGATATTTACGCCAGCCGTTTTCAGAACTGGCAGACGCGGGCGATTGACGCGGAGGAAAATGTCAGCCGGCTTCAGACCGAGGTAGATAACCTGACCGCAGAGCTGAACGCCCAGACCGATTTGACCCTTACATACGCCGGGTCGTTCAGCTGCACGGCCTATTGTGCCGAAGAATACGCCCACATCTGCGGGGAGGGGCAGGGCATCACATCCAGCGGTGCCAAGGTTCAGCCGGGCGTGACGGTGGCCGCAGACACCAGCATCTTTCCCTA